CGCCGCATTAATGTCGGCAAGCCGCCACCGCAGAATGTGTCTCTGGCACAGAGAATCTGCTTAGGTTGCGGGATTCGATTTCCGAGCCGTGGAATCGGGCACCGCATTTGTGGTGGATGCCGCAAGACCGTAAGGCGCGGGGGCCCCATAGGCGAAGACGGACTTCACCGCTAAGGCCTAGTCGAACCCCAGCCGCCGACGAATCTCTCTAGGCGCTTGAGCTCGCGTAATGTATCAGCGTTTTCGGCATGATACTCTGCCAACTTCTCTTCGCAGCTTGCATCTGTGAGTGCGTCGAACACACCCTCAGTGATGCTCCCAGCCACGATAGCGCAGAGGGCGACGAAGATCACAATGCAGATTTTCATAGGCGGTCTCCCTTAAATCGGACGATCTGACCTGGATCGTCGTAGCGTCTCTTACGCATTTTTTTAGCTAGGAAAACCTCGCGCTTGTCGGGGGCCGGTATCTTGGGCCAGCCTTCCAGATCAGCCCGCCGCCTCGCGGTCGCGGTCCTCAATTGAGCGAGGCGGCGTACACATTTCTCAGTACCCGATGGCATCACAACACCCACTTGATTATTTCCGTGAGGATAGAGGCGATGAAGCCGAAAATCATGTCCCGCACTCTCTTAAAGCGTAGGCAATCACTTTATAATTCACGCCGTCGAGGCTGTTGTCATGATGACCCGGATTCTCCTTTGAGCGCACCCACTTTAAATCCTCAAGCATATCGCAAACATCGGATGGCTTAATCTCTACGCCGGCCCGGACGGACCACAGTGCGGCGATGGCGAGGAAAGTTTTGTCGATAGCTCCGTGAACTTTACCGCGCTCACGCACGATGCCTTTGCACTCATCTAACATCTCTTCAACCTTGAGCTCGATGGCATTGCTGACAGTCATGTAACTAGCTCCTTCAGTGCGGCTAGATCCTCGGCTTGTTGAGTCCGCACATAAACGCGGGCCGTGAATTCGATCTCACGCAACCGCTTCATCTCGGCATCGCCTTCGGAGATAATCTCGATGCCGCGGTTCAGCGATCGGAAGCGGCGAATATACTGACGCTGTTCGAGGCCTTGGAGTGTCTTTGAGACTTGGTTCTTTGATTTCATGTTAAGCGCGTCCTGGCACTCGATGAAGGTTGGCGAGATCCCATGGGCGGCGATGTAGCTCTTCAAGAAAGCCAGCATTTCGTTTTGACGCGGAGTGATTGCGGATCTCATGATTGGTCACCGTCAGCCTTCACCTTGGCTGACAAAGACTTGATTGCTTTTCGATATGTGTCGGCCAGGAACTTATGGCCGATCGGGATCTCATCCTTCAGCCGCTCGAGGAGCGCATCGTTCGCCTTTTTGAATTCTGCTAGGTCATGCCGCCGCCCAACATACTCGAGATCCTTGTTGGATCGAATCTGATCCATGAGCTTCGCGAACACGTCGGCCCATTCTTGTGCGGACTTATAACGAAATTCCGCGGCGTCGATATTATTGCTGGCGGGCAGGATCATCAAAAAATCGCCTACGTCAGATGCCTCAGGAGCGCCTGCCTCGGGGGTCTCGGGTGGGGTAGGTGCCGGGGCCTCTGCCTCGGCGACAGGGGGCTCTTGTGGGGGATCCTGAGGGGAGTCCGTTTTGTTTGACAGCCCAAACACGTCCAATCCGCTATCTTCTGGAGTGATGTCGACCAGCTTGCCGGGATTGGCAACTTTCTCTGCTCCAAACTCCTCGGGCGCGTAGATACCGAGCATCAATTCGGGAGTGTGCCGCCGCGCCCAAACACGGACACCATGATAGGCCAGCATTTGATCTGGCTGTTTGATCCAAGTGTCATTCGACGTCTTGGCCTTGGCATACTCAACCTCGATCGTCCGCGGTTCATCCTCATCTTGGAGTGTGCCAGAGACGATCACCTTGCGGGCGTTGCCTTCACCTTCGTATTTATAGTCGAGGCGCTTTTTCAATTTGCCGTTGGCGTTGACAACCCCGGCGATCAGCTTGCCTTCAAACATAAGCTTGCCGTGGATCGAGGACGTCGATTGCGCGACGGCGAACGGGCTCATACCCCAGCGCATCGATTGCTCGATGACCATCAAGCACGTCGCCGGGTCTTTCTGCAAATGTGCGGGGACCATTTTCCCCTTCGACATGACCTCGGCCAAGGCGAGCGCCTCGGTCATGTTGGCCGGCACAAGTGCCGCGGTTGTCGGCTCAGCGCGAGTGGCGATATCCTTTGTCATTTTTTTAGTTCCTTAATCTTAAGAGTGGACTGCCTGATCGTCCGCTGGGGTTTGGCGGGGGTTGTCTTCTCCGGTTGCGCTTTGTAGCTTCGCATGGGCCAAGAGACTTCAAAATCCGCTATGGTTCCCCGCTCATGGTTTCCGAGGCATTCCTTCAATGCAACATCACAGGCGTCGATCACCGCTTTGCTCTCATCGATCACCGCGGTGGCTAGGCGTCTTTCGCTGATGACCGCGGCCATCTCATCTGGGAGCTCGATCGCGGGCGTCTTCTCCGCGTAAGGATAGACGACGTTCCCGTCCGCGGATGAGGCCAAGGGATAGTAATCCTTCTCCCGGATGCGCCGATCGAAATCTACGACTGCATCCTTGATCGCTGTCATCGTGCCGGGGTGAGGCGGATACAAAAAGATCCTGAGCTCGACGCCGCCGTAGAGCACCATAATAGCGCCCCACCGTACTGCTCGCGGCAAGCACATCATTTGCGCTTGCAACTGGATCGGGCCGCGGTATAACGCGGGCTCGCTTTCTGGCCGGTCCCGGGTAAGCTTGGCTTCGATCACCCCGATCCCCTCGACCTTAATCTCATCCGCACCGACGACGAAGATCCCGGCCGCGGCATCTGTTTTGATTACGCGGCCGTCCCCTTCGCCGAGGCCGTCGAGGCTGGCTTGTAGGGGGATATCGCGATGGATAACGGCCCGCTCAAATTCAGTCTCGACGTTGGCGAGGCCAAGGCGCTTGGATCCTTCGATAAGGATTGCCGTTTCGAGCCTATTACCCCAATCCGCGGCTTCACTTCCGCTCCAGCCGTGCGGCTTGCCATCGATCGCATCCAGGGAATATTGGAGCGCCTCGTTGGGGGTTGTCCAGGGGGACTTGCCCAAGATCGCCGGGACGCGGCTGGCAGACGCAACTCGATCGTCGGTCAACTTACCGACCATATTTTTTCTCCTGTTCAAAAAACCGTAAAGCCCATTGCCCGTCACACCAATCGCCATCGACCTCGATGGCCGCGAGAGATCGTTCGTAACGAGCCTTCGCCGCGGCCGGTCGATGCTCTCCGCGCATCAAGCGACGCCACAACGTGGCGATCATGACGGCACCATCAGCGAGAGATTGTGCCGCCGCTCGGCTTCGCGATCTTCGCGATCTTCGCGCTCGGTTTGGATCTCTTCGAGGGCTATCGCGAGGTCCGATTTTTCTGTTTCTTTGTTGTCCATGATGTCTCCCTAATCTGTTTGATAATGGATGGAAGGTATATCCTACCGATGGATGCGTCAAGGATCAAACCGTCATGACGTAGGAATCTTAGGCTTAATGGCCTCAATCGTGTTGGCGGCATATTCGAGTGTCCGCGCCTCGATGCTCGCGCTGGGATAGTCCGACTTTGCGATAAATCGCAATCGGCCGATGAGCGAAAAACGGTTCATCACCTCGGCGCGAGTCTTTTCTTCTTCAAGCTCGGGTGTTGGGCTCATTGTTTTCTCCTTCTTCTTAGGGGTGATCAACGCCTACCTCGGGCAGGCCGTCATAGGTCTTTATGGTCATATCCATGGTCATTGTGTTCGTATTGTGGAGAACGATCGTTGTCCGGTAGTGAGGCTCGACCGGCTTCCCGGCAATGTGCCCATGGATCTTAACCTCGATGATGGGGTAGACCACATCGTCGGGCAGTGTCTCATCTAATCCAAGCGCCGACAGGGTTCGATTGAACCCCATCTTCTCACCTTCGATCGCGGCTTCCATGAAGGTATCCTTGGTCAGGATCTTGTAGATTTTATTAACCATCGTATACTCCCAATACTCCAGGATTGATCCACTCGACGAAGAGACCATTGGCCTCGAGGACTTTGTTGATTTTGAGGCTGACCCCAAAGTCATCCATCTCGCCGGCAACCGCCCAACCCCCCGTATAGTTCTTTTCACCGCTGATTCTGAAATGGGGACCATACCCGCCGTCACCATCGATGACGGGGGCCCCCATTTTCTTGAGAGCGGTGTAAGCTTTTCTGGCGTGTCTTTTCATTTCAATCTCCATGTTGTCACTTCACCATGCGTCCGTAGGTAACCCACTGTCTTCCTTGCAGTCCCATTCTTGGGTTTCGTCATTCCAATAGCCGCTGTCGTTTTGGTTCATACCATCGAACCTGTCTTCTAAGCGGTTAACCCAAAAATCGGCGTAGGTGTGGTTTGCACTGATTTCCAATAGATCAAGGCAGAATATGAATTTCTCGTTCTCGTTCTCATATTCCTTCGCGTTGTTTACCGTCGCGACGGCGTTAATGCGTTCATCTAAGTCCATGTCTTAACTCCCTGGTTAGTTGCTTGAATGTGGGTGTTAAAAGGGAATGTTCGCTTCATCGTTGAAATCGATGGGCGCTACCTTTGGCACGTCCGGGCCTTCGACTCTGACACCGTCAAAAAGACGCTCAATGCCATCAGCTATATAAGACGCGTAAGCGTAACTCGCCGTTACGGCCCAGACATCGTCTATTGTATGAAATAGACCGACGGCTCCCGCCCAACCGTCCTCGTTAACCACGGTGACTATCACTCTGTGTAATTTCGTTGCCATTTCCTTAACTCCTTCTCTGCGTGTTCAGCCAACGTTCACCTTAGATATACAAGCAAGGTATATCCCCGTCAACCCCCCCCATCGATTTTTTTTGCTTTTTCTAGAATGGCCTCGATCCGATCGAATTCGGCTTCGTATGCTTTTGACCCGAGGCGGCCATGAAACTTGGCAAGGATCTCGCACATAAGTTCGACGCCTCGGCCGCGGGGCGGGTGCCCCTTTCGCAGATCCTCGGCCATGCTATCGCAGAACCCATGGCGTCCATCCCACAGATCGTCCGCCAGGGGCGTCAGGAGCTTGATCAGGGGGGCCCGCTTCTTCTCCTCGGCCTCAGCGGCCTTGGCGGCCCATCGTGCGTGACGCTCGTTGTATTCGTCTAGACGCCGCCTGTGAAGCGCGGCGCGGGCCGCGATGGTCTTTTCGGCACAAACTATCGCTTCAGCGCGAGTCGGAAAATTCTTCCCGATGCCGTGGTATCCGCGCCTTGCGAGAACCTCTGTGCGGCCCTTCTCGCCGGTATATGGGTGTGGGTGAATAATAACAGCCTTGTGTCCGTGCGGCGGATTGCTCCGCGCCGACGCCCAAGGACCGGGCCTGTTGTGTTTGGTGTTGACCTCGCCGTTTTTCAACAGCTTTGTTTCCATCTCTTTCGTTAAAAGCCCCATTAGAAACCGCCTTTCACAACGACCCAAGTTGTCCGCGAGTGGTACTTGCTCCAGAGCTCGACGCCGTAGTGTGCCTTGAGGGCGTCATTAGCTCTGATATATGCGCCCAAAAGCTTATCGTAGAGCCGCCGAGGGGCCTTGCGACCAGCCAGAACCACAACCCAGGAGATCTCGAGCCAATCTTTGTTGGCGCGGTTAAAAGCTCTCCACATGGCAAGTTCGTTCTTTGTGGTGATTGAGAAGCTGACATCGCTTCCGCCCATGCCAGGGATATCGCCACTCCGGGGAACTGCGAGGTATTTTTCAGCCATCAGAAACCGCCTTTCATGCCAAGTGCAAAGAGGAAGAAAGCGAAGGTGGGAAGCGCGAGCTTAAAAGTTAAAACCAAAAAATCGATTTTCCCAACCGAGGGGAGCTCGCCGGCAACCGCCCAACCCCCCGTGATGGCTTCTGTACACACATGCTTCATTAAGTGTCTCCCTAACGTTCACCTATGATATAGATGCAAAGGTATATACAGTCAACCCCCTTGGTGCATTTTTTTGAAAAAAGTTTTGGAGCCCCAAATGGCGCGGAAAACCCCCATTTTTTTTAAGATGCGAGCGGATCTTGTGGACCGCTTACGCATCCAGGCGGCGTTTGATGGCGTGTCTATAATCTCGATTGTCGAGGCCGCCGTCGACCGGACCTTAGCCGAGCTACAGGAGAACAACTAAGCATGGACAAGCATCTAGGCCTATTCGGCCGCCGACCGCTCGCACATTTCAATGGCCCAGAATATAAGCCTCAGTTCGACCTCGAGAGGCTAACTGGTCAGATGCGGCGGATCTACGATCTGATGAGTGATGGCGAGTGGCGTAGCCTCGAGAAGATCTCCCGGACAACCGGAGACCCACAGGCATCAGTTTCAGCGCAACTTAGACACTTGCGAAAAGATCGATTCGGCGGCCATGCCATCGAGAAAGTGCGTGTGGGCGATCCGCATCGCGGGTTCTACCGCTATCGCCTAGTGATCGCGTGAAGAACTGGCCGAGCGGAAAATACGGGGCGATCTTGGCGGACCCGCCGTGGCGCTTTGAGACGTGGGGAACGCAAGAGAACGCCGCCAGGAGTATAGGCCGCCACTACTCAACGATGGCGATGGATGAAATTGAAGCATTGCCAGTATCCGACTGCGCCGCCGATGCTTGTGTCCTTTTCATCTGGGTGACGTGGCCGACACTGGAATCGGCCTTCAAGGTTATCCATGCATGGGGTTTTACATACAAGACACTTGGATTTTGCTGGGTGAAGGGCGATGCCCTGCCGATGTTTCCTGATGATGCACGGGACCAAATTGGCACCGGCTACTGGACGCGATCAAATACAGAGGTTTGCCTGTTCGCATCAAAAGGCCATCCCAAGCGGGTTAACGCAGATGTTAGACAGGTCATCCTTGAAAAGCGCCGCGAGCACTCACGCAAGCCCGATTGCGTACATGACCGGATAGAACGCCTTGTGGCAGGCCCGTATCTGGAATTATTCGCCCGCGCCGAGCGTCCTGGCTGGACGGCATGGGGCAATGAGGTGGGGAAATTCAATGCCGTCTGATAGGTATATTGCAGGGCGCAACAAATACGGTGCCGTGAGGACGGCCGTCGACGGGATCACCTTCGCCTCGAAGCGAGAGGCAGGCCGCTATAGTGAGCTCAAGCTTCTCGAGCGGGCAGGCGAGATCGCGGAGCTAACGCTCCAGCCGAAATTCCCAATATGGATTGATGGCGTGAAAGTTTGCACTTATATCGCTGATTTTAGATATGTAGATCTGAGCCGAGGAATAACGGTCATCGAGGATGTCAAGGGCATGAGAACTCCGGTCTACAAGATCAAAAAGAAATTAACCGAGGCGCTCTATCCTGGTGTGAAAATCGAGGAGATATCATGATCGTTCTCAAAGAGAACGAGGTCCAGCATTGCTGCGAGGCGACCCAGATGATCGCTGAAGGGATTAAGCCGATCCCGATCGAGGTCGGTGTTTGCTCTGTGTATTGCGCTCTTGCCATCTCCGAGGCGGTTGCTTCGGAAGGCTATGGGCCTGTAGTCGATGGCCAGAGGATCAGAAAGTTGGGGGAGCAATAAATTGGCTAGATCATACCTGAGGCACCCGGACAGCTTCTTTTCTGGGACACGATCCCTGACGATGGAACAGCGGGGCGCGTACAATGATTTTCTCGACCTCTACATTGCCAAGGATGGTCTTCTCGAGGATATCGACCATCTCAGGCGGCGCGAGCTCGCCATCGATATGAGGCTCTACAAAAGACTGAAAAATGAGCTCATCGAAGCCGGCAAAATCGAGGTGATCAGCGGCATAATTACGCCAGTAAACGCGCAGCTAACGCTTAGTAAGAGCTTAGCTACTAGCATAGCTGGCAAAGAGGCGGCGGATAGTCGCTGGCGTAAACATAAGAAAACAAACGAAAGCCGCGATGCGATCGCTATACCTCTATGTTATAAGAGTAGTAAGAAGAAGAAAGATACCCCCCTTATAGCCCCCCCAAAGGAAGAGAGGCCGAGAAGAAAAGTGAACGGCAAAACGCCAATCCCCGAAAACTGGATGCCGCCAGATCGGGCCCATCAAATCGGAATAGCGGAAGGATTTAACACGAATGACATCCAATGGCTTGCCGAGCAATTTAGAGACAGCGCCCTTGCCAACTCCAGGAAGTACGGAGATTGGGATCGGGCGTTCTA